CACCAAAGACGGATTACATTGTATAGATGAGATTGTTCTCAACAGCAGTAATACAAATGAACTAATAGATGAGATACGCAATAGATATCCTAGAAACCCTATTACAATATATCCAGATCCAGCCGGAGTTCAACGCAAAACAAGTGCAAATGGTAACACAGACATTAAGTTATTGGAGAACGCAGGATTTACTGTTAGATATCATAGACAGCATCCTTTGGTAAAAGATAGAATAAATTCTGCAAATAGTTTATTTTTCCTTCGTGATGATGGTAACACTAGGTTTTATGTTGATCCAAAATGCAAGCACACAATAAAAAGTCTGCAACAATTTTGCTATAAAGAAGGCACACAGATTCCAGACAAGGATTCAGGCTTTGATCACATGTTTGACGCACTGACCTACGCAATACAATATCTATTCCCTATAGATAAAATACGAGAACCCGTTGTTCCTAGAGCATTCGGTCATCAACTAGCATAAATACTATATTAATATTGGAGTCATAAATGGCTGAATTACAAACATTTCAAAATGCCTATTTGCAGGCAACAGCAGGAAACACAACTTACAGCAGAAATCAACAACGCTGGAAGTTTTTGCTGGATTCATTCACAGGTGGACAAGCATACCGTGAAGGTGCTTATCTACAGCGTTACGCATTGGAAACAGACAGTCAATACTTTGTTAGATTAAACAACACACCTTTAGATAATCAAGTTCGTAGTTTAGTTAGTTTATACACAAGTTTCTTATTTAGAACAAGTCCCAGCAGAAACTTTGGTGTGTTAGACGATAATCCTACTATTGAAGATATTGTAGAAGATGCAGACTTAGATGGAAGATCAATGAATGCGTTTATGAAAGATGTGGCACAGTGGGCTAGTGTGTTTGGACATGTCTGGATCGCTGTGGCCAAACCTGATGTGGGTGCAATCACTATGGCTGATGAAATGGCTATGAATGCTAGACCATATCTAAGTCTATATAATCCCTTGGCAGTCACAGACTGGCGTTGGGCCCGTCAGCCTAATGGCGGTTACGCATTAGAATATATCAAGTATGTTGAAGAAGTCAATGGCACTGAAACCGTTGTCCGTGAATGGACCTACGACTCAATCACAACTTATAATTTAGACACACAACAAGAGCGTGTTAGAGACATGACAGTAGAAGTAAATGGATTAGGCTATTTGCCTTTTGTCTGTGCTTATGCTGAACGCAGTCCAGTGCGTGGACTAGGTAATAGTTTAGTTGATGACATTGCGGATCAACAGCGTATGATTTATAATGAATTGGCAGAAGTCTATGACTCAATAAGATTAGACACACACCCCAGTCTTGTTGCCACAGCAGGCACAAACGCACAGGGTGCGGCAGCAGGTCAAGTTATCACCATGGAAGAGAACCTTGATCCAAACTTAAAGCCATATGTGCTACAGTTTGAAGGTGGCCAGATTGATAAGATTTACACTAGTATCAACAATCGTAAACGCATGATTGACAGCATGGGTAATGTTGGTGCAGTAAGATCAACAGAAACAACTAGCATGAGTGGCATTGCCATTGAAACAGAATTCCAATTGCTTAACGCTAGACTATCCAGCATAGCAGATAACTTAGAACTAGCAGAAGAAAATGTCTGGGAGATTGTCTACGCATACATGGGCTATGCCTGGGATGGTAAGATTAATTATCCAGATAACTTTGCACTGCACAACACAGACAATGAACTAGATCAATACGCTAAAATTAAAGCACTAAGTCCGCGTCCTGAAGTTCAGGCAGAGATTGATTATCGCATTGCCGAAATGTTGGACATTGACGATGCTGTGCAAACAGCAGTGGATCATCCTGCAACCTCTGTAGAAAGCAGAACACAACATATTCAAGAAATGATCATGGAAGGCTATGAAGATGACGAGATGTTGGACATACATCCTGAGATCTCACAGGCAGATATTACTTCTGCCAAACAACAACTATTAAACTTAAATGGCTGAGTCTTATAAACCTACACAAGCAATGGCCAGTGCTGCCAAGCGTGGATTGAAACTACGCATGGAGTCAAGTCCCAGTGCTCGTGGTGGCACAGCAGTGGGCATGGCTCGTGCCCGTCAATTTAGCCAGCGTGAAAGTGTAAGTTTGGACATAGTTAAACGCACATTTAGTTTTCTAAGTCGCGCGGCAACATATTATAAGCCAGGACAAAACACTCCTGGCACACAGGCATACTTACTCTGGGGCGGTCCTGCTGGACTAACTTGGGCAAGAAACATTTTAGACAATTTACAATAATTTTGTATAAATACAATACGGCAGAATTATTTGCCAAAACATTACTCTTAAAGAGGCGAGGACTACGATGACCCAACAAGAAACATCGGCAACAGAAGGCACTGATACTTCTCAAAATGAAATTCAGGCAACGACAAAAACATTTACGCAGGATGAAGTAAACGCTATTCTAGCTAAGACTAAAAGTCAGTTAGAAAAGAAATACTCATCAAAGTATGAAGAACTTGGAGACCCAGAGCAACTGCGAGAAATCGTAGCAACTCATCAAAAGAGTCAACAGGAACAGGCACTAAAGCGTGGAGAATTTGATCGTATAATCCAAGAATTAGCAGCCAAGAAGGATGCAGAAATTCAAAAGAGGGATAAAGTAATAGAAAGTTTCAAAGTTGAGACTCCTATTGTAGATGCCGCGGCTCGTTATCGTGCTGTGAATCCTGAACAAGTTAAAGCATTGATTCGTAATCAAGTTCGACTTGGAGCAGAAGGTGAAGTTGAAGTATTAGATGACAAAGGTTCTGTTCGCTATGATGACAGCGGGAAACCAGTAAGCGTGGATTCATTTGTTCAGTCATGGCTGCAAGCGAATCCGCACTTTGTGTCGGCAGCACCTGCTACAACTAATACTAAAAGCAATGTCACTGGCAACACTACAAGCAAGGTTGATATTAGTAAACTAGATATGAAAAATCCTGAGCATAGAAAAATATATGCGGATTATAGAAAAAAATCCGGTATAGCCTAAAATTCATTTAAGGAGAATTATATTATGGCAAGTTCAACAACAGGTTCATTAGCAACCCTATTACCAGAGATCGTTCAAGAAGCGATGTTCGTATTTAATGAAAGATCCATTATGCGTGGTCTGGTAAAAAATTACACTCTGTCTGCAGGACAAGGTAAAACAGTAAATGTTCCATTTTATCCTAGACAAACAGCAGCCGCAGTAGCTGAAGGCAGTGAAGTGCCTGATTCAACAGTAACTACAACTGAAGCAACATTAACAATCGCTCCTGTTGCTATTCGCACATTGCTAACTGACTTAGCTCGTGCTTCAGCAACAAGTAATGTTGTAGCAGACTTGGGAAGATTGTTCGGCGAGGCTGTAGCCCGTAAAATTGACACTGACTTAACAGCATTGTTCAATGGTTTCGGTGCTGGTTACGGTAACTTTACAGAAGCTATTACTGTCAATGACATCTTTAAGGCTGTTGCAACACTAAGAGCAAGTGCTGTTCCAATGGAAGGCATGGTCTGTGTATTACACCCAGAAATTGCTTATGACTTGAAGAAAGCATTAACAACAGCTGGTAACACACCATTTGTATCTGGTGCTTATAGCGATGTTTCTAACGAAGCAATGCGTAATGGTTATGTAGGTCAATTGGCAGGTATTCCAATCTTTGAAACAAGTAACATTGCTCAAGGTGCTGACACTGGCGATTATGCTGGTGCCGTATTCCACCGTGATGCACTAGGCTTTGGTCTAATTGGTGACATCAGCATTGAAACACAGCGTCGCGCAGCCTTCCTAGGTGAAGACATTGTATGTTCAGCATACTATGGTGTTGGCGAATTGCAAGACGCTTATGGTCGTCACTTGAAGTTTGACTCAAGTTTATACGCCTAATTGCTAAATTAATCTAAAGGACTATCACAATGAGCAACCCAAATTTTGTATACAGTGGCGCAACCTTTCTGCGTTTCGCTACCTATCCAGAGCTACAGGCTCGTGATAGTCGTGTTTTTGAAGCAAATGAAGATCTTACACAAGCAGAAATTGAAAGCTTTCTAAACAAAGCCAGTCAGCGTATTCTAACACAAATTAGAAACTCCAGCTGGTGGAGAGAATATCAGCGTAAGTTGGCAGACATCATTGATCCTAACCTACTACCTGTTGTTGATCCAGATTATATCCTAGCCAGAACGCAGGAATTCAAGGATTTGAATATATATTTGGCATTGCATGAATATACATATCCTAGTATTGCTGACTTTGGCAATCCTGATAGCGCAGAGATCGCAAAGATCAAGTTCTATAAGGACAGTTATAATGTATTGTTTGACGAAGTGTTAGAGGCCGGCGATTGGTATGACTTCAGCGAAAACGCAACAATTGAAACTGCAGACAAGATGGCTGCTTTTGTAAATAGAGTTCGCGTAAGATGAGAACACAATTATTAACTTATTTGACGGCACAACTGACAGCGTCTATCAAGACCAGTCAGGAACTGCCGTTTCAAGAAGGAACTAATCCTCTTTATCTTAAAAATGCTCGTAGAGTATACTTGGATGAACCCTATACAGAGCAGGACACGCTGTTGCCTACATTGGGAACATTGCAGATCAATTCTAGAGTAACTATTGTAAGATGGTATCTCACAGTTGACGCAAAAAACAGAAACACTGATTTAGATTCAGCATTGACAATCTTAGGTAGTGCTAAAGATATCACTACCATCACAGGCGTGTTTACACGCTTGTTTGACTATACGGTCACCATAGACAACGATAGGGTTATCTATGAAGGCGAATATAGATTCGCAAATTTAGCATAAGGAAAAAATAATATGGCATTCATATTTCCAGCACCAGGCGTAGCAGGCGTTGAGGCAACTCTCAACATCAGCGTGACCGGAGATGCATCAAACTTATCAGTTCCAGCCATGCAAGATATCACTGTTAATAACAGCAACGATATTTTTACATGGACGCAACTTGACGAAGGCAGCAAGCAACAAGTTGCAACTACAGCAACTAACAGTCTAGACTTGAACATTGTTCTAGATCAAACTACATTCTTTGGAACAGGTGCCGGCGCAGCCGTGGCTGTAAACAAAGGTATATTTGGTCTAAGCAGAGACAAGACAAAGGTTGAGTTTCAACTATACTTGGGCGACACAAGCACAGGCAGTGCAGGCAAAACTCTTGGTGGTTTTGGCTACATCACTGGCTTGGCTCCTACAGTATCTGCAGACGCTCCAGTCTGGGTTAGTCCAGTGACATTAACTATCACTGGTGACTATACAGTGACCTAATTCTTTAATTAGAATTACACAAACCCGCTTCGGCGGGTTTTTGTTTGCATAAATAACTAGTAAGGAGATGTGATGATATTTGATAACAAAACTGAAGATGAGATATTTCGCAGTATAGAAGCAGAAATTGCCAAAGCACTAGCGGAATTAAGATGTGCCAAGAAGGACTTGGAACAAGCAGAAGTTAGAATGAAGTTTGCACTAGCAACCGTTCATTACCTAAAACAAAGATATGAGGATTTGAAATGAAACTAACACAACTAAGCAAAAAGCCTGAACTAGTCAAGGTTGAACTCACAGATGAAGACACCATTAAAGAATATGGTGAGAGTCTTGAGTTCTGGGTCTACGACAGAACTAACATGGATGTATTCGTAAAGATGGCAACTATGAAGAATGAAGACTTTGGTGACATGGTTGAACTAGTAAACAAAATGATTCTTGATGAAGATGGAACACCAATTGTCAAGGATGGATATCTATTACCCAGTAATATTTTAACTAGAGTAATAGGTAAGGTAGTAGAAACTCTGGGAAAGTAACGCAGGAAGCCTTGGATCCTGAAGGTGTTGAAATGAGTATGTTACTCAGTATTGATGCAATAGGGAAGCGTTATAGTTTATTGCCCAGCGAAGTGTTGGAAAAGGCTTCCACATTTGATTTAGTAGTATTAGATGCCGCACTGGGATATCAAAGTTATATTCAGGACAAAGCGGAAGGTAAGAAGCAAACACCCAAGTTATCTCAAGAAGAGATGATGGCAGCGTTGGAAAGGGTTCGCAACAATGGCAATGACACTTAATATGAGTCAAGTTAATAAAATGTTTGAAGAGGCTGAACGAGTTGCACAAACATTGCCCAAAGAAGCCTACGATTACTTTGTTGATTCTACTCCAATACGCACAGGCAATGCTCGTAGAAGCACTAGTCTGCGTGGTTCTACAATAGATGCTAACTATGTGTATGCTGAACGCTTGGATCAAGGTTATAGTCGCCAAGCCCCAAAAGGTATGACAGAACCCACTGAAAAGTTTTTACAAAAACGCATAGATGATTTAATAGGAAAGATCAAATAATGGCAAACTTAAAAGTCACACTTGAACTAGACAGTCAAGGTTATGTTCGCAATATTAAAGCGGCAGATGATGCTACCAAACAGTTTAACAAAGATGCTGTCAATGGTGCAAAAGATGTTGATCGTGCATTTGACTCATTAAATGGTAGATCTGAGAAACTAATTGGTGTAGTCAATAAACTTAAAACAGCATTAGTTGGTGCCGCGTTAGTGAGTTTTGGTCGTGGTGCAATTCAAGCCGCTGATGCTATTAACGATCTAAGTGAAGCCACTGATCTAAGCGTTGGTAAAATATTACAACTACAAGAAGCACTACAACAAAGTGGTGGTAAAGCAGAAAGTGCTGGCAAGTTGATTACAACATTCTATAAAAGTATTGATGAAGCACGACAAGGCAGTGATAAAACACAAGAAGCATTAGGTAAATTAGGCATCACATTTGACATGCTTAAGACTGCTACTCCCGAAGCAATGTTGCAAACTGCCGCTGAAAAATTGGCAGGCATTGAAGATCCTGCACAAAAAACAGCAATGGCAATAGACATATTTGGCAAAGCAATGATTGGTGTAAATCCTGCTAAGTTTGCTGAAGAACTTGGATTAAGCACAGCAGAATTTGAAAAGCAAGCGGCAGCAATACAAAGAGCCGCTGAATTAAACGATCAATTTGAAAAGTCAATGACTAAAATTCGTTTAGCATTTTTAGAAGCATTTGGTCCTATGATCAGTGGCTTTAGTAAACTATTAGAATTGCTTGGTAAATTTCCAATTGTAATAGAAGCAATCACTATTGCATTATTAGCAATTCCTGGTATGTTTATTGCAAGAGGTGTTGTAAGTGGTTTAAGTTTTATAGCCAAAGGTTTAGATGCTATTAGAAAAAGTGCTAAAACTGCCAAAGACGCCGTTGACAAAGTGCCAAAACCAGGTAGTATGAAAGAAGCATTATTAGAACAGCAAAATACAACAATAGCACAAACATTTAGAAATAAAGCAAGTGTGGTTGGTGGTGTGGGTGCTGTGGGTGCTGGTATTATTGCTTCAGCAGTTGGTGATCGCCCTTCAGGTGCCGGAGCAGAAGATCCTGAAGCAATTAAAAAACAAACTGAAAATGCTGTGCAAATTGGCAAAGAACTTCAAGGACAACTTAACGCTGTTCAAGGACTGGCAGATGGTTATCGTAGAGCCGCACAGGCAAATATGGATAGACTAACCACAGAAGTTGAACTGTTAGGTAAAAGCAAAGAAGAACAAGATTTAATCAAAGCCACTGCAGATATTAACAAACGCTATGCAGACCAAACTGCGGCTCTAGAAGAAAAGCGTAAAGGTGCTAAAGGTGTTACACTGGCATTAATCAATAAAGAAATTGCCAACTTAAAAGATTTACAAACCAGCGAATTAGATATATTAAACATTACCAATGATCAAGTTAGAGCATACGCAAGACAGCAACAAGAAGTTAAAAACATTCTTGATTATATGGAGCAAATGGCACAGGCTCAAGCAGATATAGCTGGTTTTGCCAGCACACAAGATGCCGCAAGAACAAGTGCATTTGAACAAGTTAAAGCACAGAGTGAAGCATTGACATTAACCACACAACGCGAACAACTAGAAAAAGGTATTCTAAATCTGCGTGGCAGCGATCAAGAAAGTATTAGAAAGTTATTTGACTTAGAACAACAACGCAAAACGCAGTTAGAAGCCATACAAAAAATACAAAACCTACCCTTTGAAGGTGTAGGTGGTATGCAACAGCGACTACAAGAAATTAATGACTTGTATGATCAGCGTCGTGCTAAGATTGAAGAAACAATGGCAGCAACCAAAGCAGAACAAGATAGTTTTGGATATGGTTGGATTGCCGCTGGTGAGAAGTTTCGCAACAACATTAAAACAGATGCTGAATATGCCGCACAACAGATGCAGTCATTTACCAAAGGCTTTGAAGATGCGTTTGTTAAGTTTGTTCAAACTGGCAAACTAAGTTTCAAGGATCTTATTAATTCAATGATTGCAGACTTTGCAAGAATGCAGGCACAGAAAATGTTGAATAGTTTATTAAGCGGTGCTGGTCCTGGTGGCAGTTTCTTCGGCAGCATTGGCAAGTTATTTGGATTTGCCAATGGCGGTATGCCTCCAGTGAATCGTCCCAGTATTGTAGGCGAGCGTGGTCCAGAACTATTTGTTCCACAGAGTGCAGGACGCATTATTCCAAATCACGCATTGGGAATGGGACAACCCATTGTTAATAACAACAGCACAGCAGTTACCTACAACATTCAAGCAGTGGATGCCAGTAGTTTTAGAAGTTTAATTGCTCGTGATCCAGAGTTTATTCACAATGTCAGTGAACAAGGCAGAAGACAAATGCCAATAAGGAGTAGAAGATAATGGCATTACAAGATATCATCAATTCAGCGGTTAACATTGAAATTAATCGCAGTAAATTAATTGCACAGACTGTAAGTCGCAGTGGCAGACTCAGTGTTGCCAGTCGCAACTGGTCAAATCCATTTAGATTTATAGTTACACCCAAACCTATATGGACTGCCTCAGAATATAGAGCTGTTTTTGAACCTATTTTTAACGCAGACAAATATTCTACACAAGTTATAGATTTAACAGATCATGACGGTTCTGGTGTTATAACAGCAACAGGTATGTCTTGGCTAACAACATATCAAGGACAGTTAGATTCAGCAAATGATGGCACATTGGATAGTTATACAGCAACATCAATGACAGGAACAAGTTTAACTATTACTAAATCAGGAAGTCCTACTGTGGGAAATTATATTTTTAAGGCTGGTGATTATTTAAGAATGAGCGGAGGAAGTTATCCTTATATTGTCACTGCTGATGTGCAGGTATCAGCTAGTGCAACAGCAACAGTGGTTACACATCGTGGTAGTTTACAAACAGTTAGCGCAGGCACAGCAATATTTGTTGGACGCAGAGCCGCAGTGTTCAATGTAGTAGTTACTAAACTTCCGCAGATTAGATTTTTACCTGGACAATTTGTTGAATTTACCAGTGACTTTGAAATGATTGAGGAAATAACATGACCACAGTTATACCAGCAGTAGACACAGAACGCCGAATTGAACACGGTGTTTTAATTGATCTAACACTGATAGCAATTAATCCCACAACTGGTGCCAGCGGAACAGGTGCAACTGCTACTATAACTTTTGCCACACAGGCAACTAGTCCATTTACAGTGGGTGATACCATCACAGTTAGCAATATGGTTCCCACAGCATACAATGGAACATTTGTAGTAACTGGTGCAACTACAAGCAGTGTTAGTTATGCTAGTAGTGCAACAGGCAGTCAAACACAGGCAGGTGTTATTAGTATAACTTATTACATTAGTAATTGTTATAAAGCAATAACGCACAACAGCAAAACTTATCAAGCACTGGCTGGATTCTTAACTGTCAGTGAAATACAAAATAACATCAGCAACGCCAATGATGAAGTGCAGGTTGGACTAAGTGCTATTCCTTCAGTTTATATCGCCGCAGTATTGGGAACACAGATCAAAGGCGGAGAAGTAAACATTTATCGTGCGTTTTTTGATTACACTACACAGGAAGTTATATCAGGGGAAATATATAAAAGATTTGCTGGTATAGTCAGCAATTTCAGTGTGCAGGAAGACATTGAAACATTGAATCAAGATGTCAATGTCACACATACAATTACCATTGTTGCCAGTAGCATCATGGGTGTGTTGGAAAACAAAGTTTCTGGACGCAGAACAAATCGTCAGGACTATCAAATTGTTTATACCGAACTTAACAATAGTGCCACAGATCCCAGTATGGACAGAGTTGAAGCATTGTTTAATCAAAGTTTTGACTTTGGTCGTCCATACACAGGCAAAGCAGCCAGTGTTGTAGATGGTGGCAATGTAGGCGGTGGCAATGACAATTTTAATGATAACAATGTGCCAGCTGCATAAGGATTTGAAATGATTAGACTAGCCACAAGAGCAGACTTAAATATAATTACAGAACTAATAGTAGAGTTTTTACAATCTACAAGTTATAAAGATCACGCACAGACTCGTCGTCCTGAACACATTAAAAGTCTAATGTATGCCATACTGCACAGTGGTTATATTTGGCTTTACTACAACGGCGAAGTCTGTGTGGGATTATTGGTAGCAGCCAAGGAACAAAACATTTGGATACCAGAAAAGCGTAGCCTGCGTGAATTAGTTTGGTATGTGCGTGAAGAATATCGTAGAACTGTAGGTGCAGGTAAACTATTTGTAGAGTTCTGCAAGACTGCTGAACAGTTGTTGGAAGACAATGAAATAAATGGTTATTTTACAACTAGAATGACTACTACAGCAGATTATGATTTAGAACGCAGAGGTTTTAGATTAACAGAAAAATTATACTTAAAGGATTGATGATATGCCAGCTTTTACATATGTAGCCAGTGTTATTGCAACCAGCATTGGTGCGTGGGCACTGGGAAGTTTTGGACTGTCAGTGGTCACAGGTGCTATTGCCACAGGCTTGGCTTATATGACATCGAGGATTATAAATGGAAACCAAAACAAAGGAAACAACAGTGCAAACACGCAGGGAGGACGCATTCAGGTTCCTCCTGCAACTAACAATAAGATTCCTGTGGTCTATGGCAGTGCTTATGTTAATGGTATTATCACAGATGCTAGATTAATAACCAGTGATAACATAAACAATGATGTAATGTATTATTGTTTGGTGCTCAGTGAATACACAAACAATTTTACAGCAACACCTATATACGGATTAGAAAGCGTGGTATGGAATGATCTAAGACTAACTGCAGATCCAACTGACCTAGAAAAAGTTAAAGATGGTAGAAAAGTAGTTGAAGGTGCAGTTGTCACAGCAGGTAGTTTTGTTCCAGCAGTTGGATCAACTCCTGCTAAAACATATGTTATTACTAAAATAGGCACAACTACACAAGCACAATGGAATACTATAGCAGGCACAGCCGGTAGAGCATATGGTGTTGGCAGCGTATTTACAGCAGCCACAACAGGAGCCAGCAGTGGTGATGGACAAGCACAGGAAGAAGATTTCATTGACACTGGTTTTATTGTTGAAAACAAAAATCTAGTTGAACTGCGTGTTTATGCTGGCGGTAGTAGTGCCGCTGATCAAATCTATCCACCACAAAGTTCTGGGCAGACTATGAATGCCTATGACTTTTGGGGTGATGACGACAATAGTTGGACCAGTAGCCATTTAATGGATGGTCTAGTATTTGCCATTGTTAGAATGAAATACAGTCAAAATGGATTTACAAGTTTACCCAATGTCACATTCCAATTAGCCAACAATGTAGCAAACCCTGCTGATGTTTGGTATGACTATATGACCAGTGTGCGTTATGGTGCAGGTATTCCTGCGGCAGACATTGACACTAGTGCATTAACTACTTGGAGAAATTTCTGTGATGAAGATATTAGTTATACTGGTGCAAACTTAGATCCCGCAGGTGGTGCTGGAACAGCTAACCAAGTTTTAGAGCGTTATCAAATTAATGGTATTCTAGACACCAGCAATCAAGTTAAAACAAACATAGACACTATTTTACAAAATGGTGGTGCTTGGATGAGTTACAATGTTGCCACAGGATTATGGAGTCCTGTGATCAAGAAAGCAGTGTCAGCAGGCGTGCCAGGAGATGCCGCAACTTATTTTACTGCAAGTAAAAGTGGAACAACTCTAACTGTGGCAACATTCCCTAATGGTAGAATTGAACAAGGACAAAGTCTTTATAATAGCACTGGAACATTGATTGGCACTATCTCAGCACAACTAGCACCCACCACAGGAGAAACAGCAGGACAAGTAGGCCGTTATACAGTGTCAGGTGCTGCCAGCACAATAACAACAACAACATTCTACACAGTAGCACCTAACTTATTATCATTCAGTGATGATAATATTATTTCTGGTATCAGCATAAGTTCAACTAGACTGGAAGACTTGTATAACAAAGTTGAAGTAGAGTTTTACAACAAATACAATAGAGATCAAAAGGCTTATTATAGAACAAGTGTTGCTAATCTACAATTAAATCCCAATGAACCAGTTAATACACTGCGTATGAACTTGGATCTATGTAACAACAGCATTCAAGCAGATTTGATTGGACAAGTAGAACTGCGTCAAAGTCGTGATGATTTAGTCATTGAATTTACCAGCACCTTTTATGGCATACAAGCGCAGGCAGGAGACATTATACAAGTAACCTGCGACTTGTATGGTTGGGCACCTAAACTGTTTAGGGTTATGCGTGTTAAAGAACAGGAAACTGAAGATGGTGGATTGGTAGCACAGATACAAGCACTGGAATACAATCCTGATGCTTATACCATAGAATCTATAAATGAATTCAGCACAGCGGCAAACATTAAAATTGGCAATCTAGTAAGTAGTCCTGGTTTACCTCCTCCAGAAAATCCTGTTATTAGTAATGTAAATCCAGGTGCCAGTATTCCCAACTTTACATTTAGTGTAGATATTCCTTCAACAGGTGGACCATTTGATGAAATAGAAGTATATTACACAGAAGGCTGGGATCCATTTAACATCACTGGTAGTATTGTTGCAGGCACAGGCAGCAATGGTGCTCCTGTGGGCAAAGGATTATTAACAGTTACAGCAACAGTTTATAATCAAATTAATGAAGGAGATTTTTTAAGTATTGCATCAAGTGGCGATGTTGTAATCGATAGCCAAATTACACCAACTGGAGGTGAAGTAGCAGGCGGTGTTGGTAGATACATTGTCACTGTGGCAAACTTGGGTTCATTACCTGTAAGTGGAACAACAGCATTATATGATTCACCATTAGACGCTGATTTTATATTTTTGAAAAAGGCAGTGCCTGATGGTAATGCCACAGTATTTCTCAGTCCTTCAACAGTGAGTATTCTTATTGTAGAATTACCTGCCAATAGTGCTCCAGAACGCAGATACTTCTTAAAAGCAAGATTGGGTAACAAGAAAAACTTTGGTAGATTTAGCCCAAATGTAAATGTTGATTTAGATGGTAATATTAGTTGGAATCCAGACCCAGGTGGTAGCAGTTCAGATGTGCTAAATATAAAGCAAGCATTGCTTAATATAGATTTTGGATTTATAGTTACACCAAACAACGGTTACTGGCTGTGGAGAACAATGACAAACATTAATTTTGGACCAATAGATTACTCTTTGGGCTTTCCTGATGGTTTAGGTGTTAATCCATACCAATTAGATTTAGGCCTACTCAGTGTAGTAGAAAACCCTGTAACAGCAGGCACAGATATAGAAACATTTGTGTGGCAAGTTGACCCAACATAAGGATTTTAAGATATGGCATTACAACTAAGAAGAGGAACAAACGCACAGCGTTTGACAATAACGCCGGCAAATGGTGAATTAATTTTTGTCACTGATTACGCAAGTGCAGGTGTAGGAACATTGTGGGTAGGTGATGGCACAACTGTTGGTGGTGTTGCTGGTGATACTAATACAACCTACGACTTTAACGCAACAACTTCAACTGGTGGTGCTAACTTAAATCTAGTTGGCAGTAATTCAACCACAGACACAGTTAAGTTAACTGATGGCGGTGGCATCACAGCCACATACACAAGCGGCACAGTGATAACATTAGGCAGCACAGCTACAAGTGCTAATACAGCAAATGCCATTGTTAGTCGTGATGCCAGCGGTAATTTTAGTGCAGGCACTATTAGTGCTACTACCATTAATTCCACTAACCTTAGTGCCACCACTGTAACAGCAACAACAGAATATATCACAGGAACATTAGCAAGTCGCGTGGTTGCCACAGCAACAAGAACTAGCACAACTCAATTTGCTCTTACAACTGCAGACGCTACTAAAGATGTAATGAAATGTTTAATTAATATGGTGCAAGGTTCAAATTTTCATTGTTGCGAAGCATTAATATTAAGAACTGGTTCTTCAACCGCGTTAATTACAATATATGGAGAATTGTTTAACAATTCAAGATTAGCAAATTTTGATGCAAATGTCAGTGGTGGTGTATTACAACTTCTTGTAACACCAGCCAGTGCTAGTAGCACAGTATTCACGGTATTGCGTGATAGTTTAGCTTAAAAACTACAATAGTAGTTTATTCATAAGGACAATGAATTATGACAACAAAGAATTTTAAGGCACGACACGGTTTAGAAACACCGTTAATTGCCGCAGATGATGGAACAACAGCGATCACGCTCAGCAACGATGATGTTACTGTAGTAGGTGATTTAACAGTTACAAGTAATATTATTAAAGACAGTGGTGCAGCCACAGCTATTACACTAGGTCCATACGGCAAGGTCACAGTGGAAGGCCTTTTAGAATTAAATGGCGATACTATTCTTGGCAGTGGTGGAGCAACAGCAATTATGACATCTTCAATAAATGGTGATGTCGCAGTTGCAGGAGATTTAACTGTAACCGGTAATGATATTAAATCCAGTAGTGCAACAGCGATCACGCTCAGCAACGATGATGTCACAGTGGTAGGTGATTTAACTGTCAGCGGTGGAAATATTTTTGGTCCAGGTGGAGCCAGTGATTTAACCATTAAAAATGCCAGCACTGTTAGTCTTCAAAATGACTTTACAGTATTTGAAACTGATGCAGGAACTACAAAAGCATATTTTAACAGCCGAGATAGTAGATTTACATTCAATGGTAATGATGTTGATAATACCGCAGGTTACAATTTATATTCACATGGAACATTCGGAACATTAGGTAATGCTACAATAGGCGGTGATTTAACTGTCTCTGGTGGAGATATTACATCTGGCACAACTTCTTTTCCTATCACAATTACAAGAGACACAGCCGCTACTAATCTAATTAGAGAAGCATTGACATTAAGAGTGAATAGCACAGGAACTCCTGCTGTGGGACTTGGCACAGCATTGGAATTTGAAACTGAAACAGCAGCCAGCACTTATACATTGGGTGGTTATATTGCTAATTCAATCACAGATATTACTCCTGGTAGTGAAGATTTCAAAATGAGTTTTCACTTACTGGATAATGGTGGTATTTTATCAAGAATGGAATTAGACAGCCAAGGTGATCTACAAATTGATGGAGATTTAACTGTTACAGGTCGTGATATTACTACAGGTGCGGATAATTCTATTATTCTGTTAAGAGACACGGCAAGTGTCGCCAGCATCCAGAGTGCTTTGACATTGAGAACAACTACAAGTGGAACTCCTGCTGTTGGTATTGGAACAAGTATAATAGCGGAAGCAGAAACGGCAGTGGGTGTTAATACACAAGCAGGCATTATCCAATTTGAAAGCACTGACATAACTCCTGGCAGTGAAAGTTTTGACTTAAACTTTAGACTTCGCAGTGCTGGTGTTGATACAGGAAGAATGACATTAGACAACGCAGGCAATCTACAATTTGACGGTGACTTAACTGTCACTGGTGTAGATATTAGCACAGGTGCTGATAGTGCTATTTCTATTAATAGAGATTCATCATCAACTAATACAGCATTGAGTCCATTGATAGTGCGAAGAACTACTAGCGGAACTCCTGCTGTTGGCATAGGCACAGGTATAACATTCAGCACAGAAACAGCCTCAGGAAATAATGTTATAGGTGGTGGCATTGATGTAATAAGCACAGATATAACTCCAGGCGGTGAAAGTTTCAAAATGGAGTTTGATCTAAGAAATGGTGGAGTTTCAAGTGCCAAAAAAATGTCTTTAGACAATCTAGGTAATCTACAAATTGACGGTGATTTAACTGTCACTGGAGGCGATATTACCACAGGTGCTGTCAATAACCCCATTGTAATTACAAGATCTACAGCACTTACAACTGGATTGCGTGAAGCATTGACACTACGAGTAGATAGTAGTGGAACTCCTGCTGTGGGTCTTGGCACAACTTTAGAATTTGAAACAGAAACAGCAGTTGACACTTTTACATTGGGTGGAGAAATTGCCAGTGTAATTACAGATTTAACTCCTGGTGCTGAGAATTTTGAATTAGCATTTTGGACAAGAAGCAATGGCAGCATCACAGAAAGAATGGTGTTAGACAACGCAGGCAATCTACAATTTGACGGCGACTTAACTGTTGGTGGTAATGACATCAAATCCAGCAATGGAACAACTGCACTTACACTAGCAAATACAACAGGAAATGTTACTGTAGCAGGTGATCTAGCTGTTAATGGTGCTACCAGTGCAGATATCACAACAACAACTACAACTGCCACAGTATTCAACACAACAGCAACCACACTAAACATTGGTGGTGCCGCAACTACAATGAGCATTGGTAATGCCAGTGGCACAGTTACTATTCCTGGTAATTTAACTGTCAGCGGCACAACAACAACACTTGACACGCAAACTTTATTAGTAGAAGATATAAACATTACAATTGGCAATGTAGCAACGCCCACAGATGTAACTGCCGCTGGTGGTGGTATTACATTGTTAGGTGCTACAAATAAAACAATAACTTGGAATAACGCCACAGATGGTTGGGAATTTAATCAACCTATCAAAGTAACAGGTGATGCAGTTTTATCTGGTGATCTAGCAGTTAATGGTGCTACCAGTGCAGATATTACAACAACAACTACAACTGGCACAGTATTCAACACAACTGCTACTACTGTAAACATCGGTGGTGCGGCTACCACAGTCAGCATTGGTGCTAACACAGGCACAACTACTGTTAACAACAGTTTGGTTGCTGATGACATCAGTGTTACTACAGTAGACACTACAAACTTAGAAGTAACAAATATCAAAGCCAAAGACGGCACAGCCTCAATGACTATTGCTGACACAACAGGCATTGTTACTGTAAGCACAGAATTAAATGTAGATAATATCAATGTCAGTGCAAATACTATTAGTAGCACAAACACAAATGGCAATATTACATTGGCACCTAATGGCACTGGCACTGTTTTAGCGAATGTAGGAAGTTCTGCTATTCTTACCAGAAGCTCAGACGACACTGATCAAATTAAACAAGCACTAATTTTACGAGTAAACAGCAATGGAACTCCTGCTATTGGCATAGGCACAAATTTAACATTTTCAACAGAAACAGCCCCTGGTTCCACTAAAAATGGTGGTGCAATTTTAACAAGAAGCACTGACATAACTCCCAGCAGTGAAGATTTTAACATGGTATTTAATGTAATGAATTCTGGCACTGAAACAGAAAGAATGGTGTTAGACAACGCGGGTAATCTACAAATTGATGGCGACTTAACTGTTACTGGTAATGACATTAAATCAAGCAGTGCCACAGCGTTAACGCTAAGTGGTGCAGATGTTACAGTAGTTGGTGACTTAACTGTTAACGGTGGTGATGTTATAACTACACAAACAACTGGTAATTTACTCAACACAACAGCAACCACACTAAACATTGGTGGTGCGGCAACTACAACTAACATTGGCAATGCTACAGCAAGTTCAGTGACTAATGTCAACAACAATGTTAAATTAAGCAGAGATGGTAGTTTAATATCAGGTCTGCCAATCTACAATGGTGCAGCCAATGCCAGCACTGGTGCTTATGATGCTACTCGTCGTTTCCATTCAACATTTATTCCTACGATTACCAGTGCCAGCGGCACAGGATCAACTGCCACAGTATTCTTTACTCCAGTGGGTGCATTATTGAATGTTGCAATTACTGGCACAGCAGGTCAGTTCAGTTGCAGTAATTTATATGGCAACACAATATTTGCTGTAGGTGACAGTGTATATATTGCAGGCACATTGTCAGGCACAGGCAGTATCACAGGCTATACCAATCCCACGCAATATTTTATCATTGCAACAAACGGCACAACAACATTTACATTAAGTGCTACCTTGGGTGGTGGTGCTATTACAACCACAGCAGGAACTACAACTGGACTAACATTCAGCGATCCACAATATCCAGTGCCATTCAAGGTAGGTGCCAAAGTATTAGTAAACACTGTGGCTGCAGGTTATCAAGGAGTTCAAACTGTTACCGCCAGCACACCAAACAGTGTAAGTTTTTCTAGTAGTGCAACAGGCACTACTACTGGAAGTTTATTATTATTTGAAAATATTGGTGTTAAAGGCGTTAGTTTAAGTAATGCTAATTCTTTGAACCAAGACACTTGGTTAAACTTTAGAACATATGGTGCAGAAAGCACAAACACACCTGGCGGACAAAGTGTTATTCAATATGAAGCGGCTCGTGGAACAATAGGTGCTCCATTACCAAATCAAACAGGTGACTTCTTAGGTGCATTCTATTTACAGTCAAATTTGGGCAGTGCCACTGATGCATCAGTGGCAGGCTCAAGATTTGTTACAACTGCCGCAAGTGGCACTGGCAGTGTAGCAACATTAACTTATGCCAGTATAGGTTCAACTCCAGCCAATGTGGGTGCTTGGATTACTATATCTGGTGTAGTTCCCACAGCGTATAATGGAACTTACCAAGTTATTACTTCATCAACTACACAGATAACTTATAACAGCACTGCCACAGGTTCAATGACAGTGCCTGGTTTTATCAATATTTTGGGTAGTTCAACTGGTGCAACAGCAGGCACAACAGCTGCCAGTAATTTTACCACTGACAATTATCGTTTCCCTCCACAACAGTTTGCATTCAATGCCACAGAAAATCACAGAAAAATTGATCTAGGCACATTCAGTGCTACTTGCACAACTGGTAGTGTATTAACAGTCAGCAGTGTCAGCACAACTGCTACCACTGCGGCAAGTGGAACTGGCACTGTGGCTACATTAACATTTGCAGCCAACGCTACAGCAAGTCCTCCATTCTTAGCTGGTGGTTTAATCAACATTGAAGGTGTTACGCCCACGGGATACAATGGCACTTATCAAGTATTGTCCTGCACTTCAACATCTGTGACATTTGCCAACACAACAACTGGCAGTCAAACTGTGGCAGGAACTATTAAGAATTATATTTTTAATGGTTTTCAAGTTACTGCTAACACTGCTACCACTCCATTACTAAGAACAGGAACTCCTTTTATCCTTAATCAACTAACAACTACCAATGCCAATGGTTTGTTGGGAGCAGAAGGAACTTATACACTCCAGGGTGTTACTATACCACTTGCTTTGTCAGATACCTTTACATATTCTACTATGAGTGCTGGTATGGGTATGGCCTTTGACCAAGCGGCAAAAAGTCGTGTATATACTCCCAGCAATCGTATTAGAACACTTAGTTTAACACCAGAGATCACTGAATTCAACAGTGGACAATTTGGTTTTAGTCCACAGATCTATAGTTTTACTGATAGATTGCGTTTAATGACAGCAATCACAGGCGGTAATACATTGGTTATTCCTTATCACAATTTGAAAATTGGTGATACTATATCACCTAATACTGGTAGCACCAGCGGACTTGTAGCAGGCACTGCTTATTATGTTGCTACAATCGTTGATGTCAACAACATTACTTTAGCCAGTGACAGTGCATTGACCACAGCCGTTACTGGCTTGACTGATGGCACTGACTTGAATAGAGTTATAGTTGCATTTAGCAATCCAAACACATTTAATTTGAATCTGCGTAATTTCCGTGGTGGTTTTAATACTGTTAATGGAACTATCAACGCTATTCCAAATGTATTAAATGACCAAGTGGGTGAAATTACATTTAGTGGTAATAGAAATGGCACAATTAGTAGTCCAATTAATGCACAACCTACTCTTGCTGGTAGTTCTTTTACTAGCAGTCAAATTCAAACTAAAACTGCTAATATTACAGCACAGTGTGCGGCAGACTGGTCATTGACATCAAGTCCAAGTAAATTGGTGTTTGCCACAACTGCTGTTAGCAGTGTAACACCAACAACTACATTAAGTTTAAGTAATAGTAGTTCAACTATTACCAGTGATACTATTACATTAGAAAGTAGTGCTGGCACAGACTACGCTGTGTTCAATTCAACCAGTGCTAAATTTGCAACGCCAGTTAGAACTACTATTACTTCAGCAACAGTGGCCAAAGGTGGCACATATACTCCTGCTGTCACAGCAATGAATAGTATTATTTTAGAAATCACAGCAGGCAGTGGCACAACTACAATTGATGTCAGCAACCTAACAGTCGCAAGTGAAAATGCTGTGTTTGATATTATGGTTTATAACAACAGTGGTGGCAGTATCAATTCCAACGCATTGGTAATTATTAATAATGGCAACACTGCCTTGGATCACGCAGCCACTATTAGCAATGGAGCAAGAGCAATGTTTGAAGTCAATTGCGTTGATATATATGCCAACGCAAAATATGCAGGTGATGCAGTATAAAGGATTTATACTTTTAAGGAGAAAACTATGAAATATCAAAGACAATTACCAGAACGCGGAATGAGAACTAAGACAAATCGTAAAAAGCCACGACCAGGCCGCAAGTGATATGGTTACTAACACACAACGCACTATTCAAAGAATGGCACAGGCAAAAACAGAAGCAGAAGATTTGAACCTACATGTGCAGTTATGCACCGAAAGGTATAACGCACTAGAGGAGAAAATCCATGCAGTTGAAACCAGAATTGCCAAGATTGAAAGTGCTGTCGCAGACCTCAAAGTTCAAACTGCAGCGGGCTTTGCTGAAATTAGACTGTTACTGGAGCGTCAAAATTCCAGTAAACAAACTCAAATGATTGCTACATTTGGCGTCATTGTCACTGCTGTGCTGGGATTTATAGGATATCTTGTCGTCAAACTATAAAACAGTTTTGCTTGTTAAATAGTTGATGAAGCATTTTAGACAGCATCCAGACTGGCAGTTTATTGATAAGAATATCAGTAGACTGCCAGATCCCAGAGTCAGCGTGGCAATATTAACTGGTTGGTCACCCGCGGACAACGACCATAGACAAACACATGGAGTAGAACCAGACAACTATAACTTTGCTGTCTATGATGACAAGCCACACGACTTAAAGTTTATACAAAACTCAGTGTTTTATTCCAGTCAGCATCCCAGTTTGTCAGGTTGGTTTAGCTTGTATGTCATTGAAGAAAAACTGCAGGCAATATTGTTCAATCGTGAAATGTTGAAACTACAACCGCAGGCAGTTTGGCGTTATAGTCGTGCCAAACCCATTAGGCCAGTAAAAACATTGTTGCCAAAAGAGCGTGAAGAAAAAATTAGAACACAGGGTTTGACCATAGAAGAAAGACTTTGGCAAACAGGATATTATGCGAATCTACAACATAAATATTTTGACGGAGATGAGAAATTCATCAAAGTCGTGGGCCTACCCCGAGGGTTTGTCCTAAATCATCAGCCAGAGGCGGATGATTATACAGACTATTGTGATAACTAGTCTGTGTGTTTAATTTGTTATATACACAGCCCCAATTGGCAACAGTTGGGGCTTTTTTTACCAAATATCCACATAGGTCAAATGGGTATTTGGTGATAAATTGACTGAAATTGGGTTTGGCAGTATAATACACAAAAGGAGCAAATATGCAAAAAAGACACATGCACTACGGGGAAATGTTAGCGTATCTTAACATACTCGCACATAAAGTCAAACAATATAATCCCGATGAAATAGTTGGAGTAAGTAGAAGCGGATTACCATATGCCGCTTGGATCAGCCAATTATTAGATATTAAACATTTAGGTTATTTGAATCTAAATAACCGTGAGTTATGCCTAAGTAACAAGGATTCTAAGAAAATCGTCATTATAGACGATAATATTGTTGAAGGTAGAACTTACCAAGAAATAACAGCATTTATGCTGAATTACCCCGAGTTAACATATAAATTCGGGGTTTTATTTACAGATAATGTTAAAACTCCATTATCCATTAAAAATCAAGTATTAACGGGTATTAATTTAGATTATTTTGCAACAACAGTGCCAGGTATAATGAAACAATATAAACCCTATATTAGGAGCCGTGATGAAAGCATTTGATTTTGACGGAGTAATAGTTCCGGACTTGGATTATGTGGATATTGAACAGGGATTATTTGAACGGGTTTGGTTAAGTATAAATCCCGTATTTGAACCAAAACATAATTGGATAATCATTACTGGTCGCAGTAGTCCAAAGTTAATATGGGCTTGGTGTTATAGACATTTGAAAAATCCACCTAAAATGGTTTATGCCAATATCAATAATATGAAACCTGAAGAACATAAACTAAAAATATTAAAAGAGTTGGCACTCGCTAACTTTGTGGAAAGTGACCTAGATCAAGTAGGTTATTTGGTGGCAAATGGCATTGACTGTGTTTGGTTCAAAGCACAATACCCATGACAGCAGTAGGGTCAATAAATTGACACAAATTGGGTTTGGTGTTATAATTAGACATAGACAGTAAAAAGCACTTCGCAAAATACGCTGTTTATACAAAGGGAGATTCATATGTATACAACTTTTGCACAAATTGTAAAAAACAAAGTCGCAGTAAATGTAAGCGACGATGTTGTAGCGTTACACGACCAAGCACAACAAGCATTTACGGATTCGTTGCACAACGGCGAGGACGCTTACTGGACAGCCGAGGTTGCGTTTACCGATGCTTTGTCCGCGGAACTTAAACAACAGTTTCCGCAACTAAACGAAACGGAAATGCAAAAATTGTTTAACAAGTGCTACGACACTTTGCTAGGCTAATTTGTAAAAGTGTGCTGTTG